GAATTAAGGTACTATTGATAAAATCAATAGAGAGTAAATGATTATTGATAAAATGAATAGAATAAATTAAAATGTTTATTGCCGATAAAAACATGGATATAAGGGCAACAGGATGGTGCCAAAGTGTGAGCAACAAAAAGTTAACATGTGGTGCAGATAGGGTGAGGAAGGTAAGTTAGGTAAGCAAGTGGTAAGTAAATTGGTGGAGTAGGTAAGCAAGGTAAGTAAAGAGGCTATAGGAAGGTACGTAAGGTACATAGGGAGGTAAGCAAGGTAAGTGAGGGAAACGGAGGACGGGGAGCGTGTGAGCAATGGGGGACGGGAGGGAGTGGCGGAAGGGCACGGGGTCTAACACATCTCGCGCGCGGAGGCACGGCCTTTTAACAACTTCCAAAAATATATACTTTCCACGCCCCCCACCGATCTCCCGCCATCTTCGCGCCTCCCAACCCCATAGGCTATTAACGAAAAATTAGGAGATTAAAAAATAAATTCGTATATTAAAGCATAAAATAAGATCATGGCAAAGGTAAAAATAATAAGCACCGAGGAACAACACACCCCACCCGCGGAAGGTAAATTGTTCATAACGGAAGATGAACGAATAATAATAGCCTTCAACGTCGGAGAACGTGTAATATCAGGAACGTATTTGGATACTGGATTACCTAATGTTATTAATATCTCTACGGTATCTCCGGTACCTTCCACATGGAAAATAGTATTAACAAATGAGTAAACAGGAAGTGGATTACCGATAAAACGTTCGTATATTCCAGGTATAATAAAAAGATAATATAGTCAGGTGGCGGATGGGTAGACGCAGAGGTGAGGGGATATAGTAACACTCGGAAAGTAGCAGTCTCGTTACGTCCTACGGTGAAATCGAACAGGTTCGAGTCCTGTCCTGACTACAATAAAATGTTCATTACCGAATAGAACATTAACGACATAAATGTTATTTCAGGCCCAAATGAGGCGATTTAAACGCATACCAATTGAGAATCACAGATGGTGGCGATTGGCAATAAGTAAGCGCTGAATAACAACTAAGATATACTGCTTCATAACCAGTAATTTTCCTTGGATCCCCTCGCTACGAGGGGTGACAAGGTTTTTTTAGGAAACGCGACTTTAATAGGGGAGCCACATATGTATAGCCGCACCAGGGTGCATTTCAGTTAATGGAAATCGGGTAAATGTTGCCACAGCACGTAGAGACACAACGAGCATAGCCCAATAGAAATAAACGAAATATACCGGAAGTTGCGGAGACAGGCGGGAAATAAGAGATGAAAGACCATCCGAAGCCCTATCCACGATTATAGCTAAACGTAGCGAATTGGAGAATTGAATTAACTTATTAAACACCATTCACGAACGACCGAAACATGAATGACCGTAACCAATCGCCGCAACAGGGAGGCCATAAGTTCCACTTACGATTTATGGAGACGCCAGGGAGGAGGGAGATGAGGGATCTGGGAAGAGGGATCAAGTAGTGATAGTTAAATAAATTAAAACAATTCAAATATAAACCACAATGCCATTTTAATGCATAGGTTAATATACTGTAAAATTAAGCTTATACAACTCGTATAGGCTACCTTAGTTTCCAGGGACACTGTTACTGTAGATTCAATTCGTATATTCAAGCATAATTAAGAGATATAAATTAAAAATAAAGGTTATGAAAGCAGATACAAGCGAATATTGGGCAATGTATTATCATGTCTACTTATTCTTCAAATCAGGAGGTACATTAGATAAAGCAATCAAAAAATATAAACGAATGGATGTGGTTAAATACTTTCATCAATTCAATAGAATGAATCCAGTTGGGATGTAAATAATGTAAAGTAAAATCGTATATTTCAGCAAATAAAAAGGTTATGAAAAAGATAGTATTGATAGGGTTAATAGGAATGAGTTTAATTTCATGCAGAAAAGAAAATACAATTGTATTGAAATATGCTTACATAACTCAGGACAACATTGAATACAGTAAAACAAATCATAAAACCATATCAACACGCCTATGCTCTTATGAAACAACATTAACATCAAGTGAGGTAATGGCTGAGCAAGATAGATTGAAATCATTGAATGACATGTCAGGTAAAACTATCATAGCGGATACATTAGTTGAAATCTCAGACGATGTAACTAACGTATTATTTGCTCAAGTAGGGATGTAAATAATGTAAAGTTAATTCGTATATTTCAGTATAAATAAGAAAAGCAATATTAATAATTTAAAATTAAAGGTTATGAAAAGAGAAGCTACAATCCGCAAAGAACAATTAGTAAAAGATTTATACTGGATTGAAAAGAAAAACAAGCGAAACAAAGTGTGGGACAATAATGTTAAAATAGCATTTGAGGCAAGTTCCAGTTATTCATTTGAGGAGTTAGTAATTAAAAATACTTCAGCAGCTGAGCAATTGGTAGTATTATTTAAGTAGAACTATTGGTGAACAAGGGTTTATAGTAGCCTCCTTACAAACCAGAAACCCCGAAATACCCATTAAGATCGTCTGTTAGGTAAGGTTTTTTATTGTGTTAAATAAATTAAGATTAAGCGCGGACCAAGCGATATAAAACGTAGTTCGTATATTCCAGTATAATTAAAGCAAGTAAAACGAAATGGTTTTACTTTTAAAAAAATAAAGGTTATGGAAGAAAAAAATGTAATAAAAAAATTAGAGGAATTAAAGGTGATGTTTAATAATTGTGGTAATGGTTTAAAATTATGTTATATGGGATTGTGGGGTGGTAAAGAAAGTTTTAGGATTTATAGAGATTATAAGATTGGAAGTAAAGTGAATTGGGTAAAGTGTAAAAACATATTAAGTAAAAATAATATTGAATTTGTAGAGGGACATAGTGGTTGGGGGATGGGGATGAGTAGAAATGTTGATATGTATTTTAATAAATAAAGGAATATCTTGTTTAAGGTATTATTCGTATATTTGAGCATAATAAAAAGATATAAATTTAAAAATAAAAGTTATGAAAGCAATTGAAAAATTAAAGAAGGCTGAGTTATATGATATAACTACGGAGTTCGGCCAAATGTACAAGCAACTTTGTTTTGAATACTTCAAACAAGAAAATGACAATGTAACATTGGCTGTATTCTCAGATCCAATATTTGGTCGATGGTTTTACTTTGATATTAGTGTGCCATATACAGTATCAAATTCTTTTTAAAAAAGTTTAGCAATTGCTAGGATCCTAATAGAATAAACCTTGTATTTAATAAATAATAAAAAATAAAAGTTATGTATAGTTTAAATTGTGATTATTTCAATGAGGAGTTCAAATCAGTAAATGATTTATTAGATCATATTTTCCAAACAGGAATGGATCCGAATTATGAAATTACTAAAAATGGTAAACCAATGGGCGAGAAAGCAGCTGATTATATTACAATGTAAAGGATATAAAGTAATAAGATTCAGTTCGTATATTTAAGCATAATAAGAAAATAAAACGGTTATGAAAAAGAAAGAGATTTTTAAAGTAGTATTAGATGTTAATTATTATGATTTATCATTGGATGATAAATTAGATATTTGTAGAGAATATAAAGCAAATTGGGAGGGGGCTAGTTATGAATATGGAAAAACAATTATACTTCTTTCAAAATAAGGATACTAACTAATAAAATATAGTTCGTATATTTAAGTATAAATAAAGATAAAAATAAAGGTTATGAAAGCAATTGAAATTACAACAGAAAAAAAATCATTCGTAGGTATTAAAACTGGACGTCCTGTGAACGCTAATAGTAAAAGGCAACAACGTTTAGCTGAGTTAAATGCTAAAATTGAGGCAGGTGTTACAATTCAACGTGGTAGACCAATTTCAACAGACAGTGAGAGACAAAAGCGTATAGCTGAATTAGAGGCTAAACGCGCTAGCGGTGAATTGAAATTAGGCAGGAGAGTAGATGAATCCAGTGCTCGACAATTGAGATTAAAAGAGTTAGAAGCAAGACGTGCAAATGGTGAAATTAAAAGAGGGCGCCCAGCTAAATCAAAAGATGTAGTTGCTGATGTTAACTTGATTGATATGTTAAAAAATATGGAGGTCAAATGATCTCCATTTTTATTTCGTATATTCCAGTATAATTAAAAAAGCAATATTATGAACGAGAAAGATAAAGCATCGGATTTAGTATGTAGTTTTTATCAAATCCAATCAAATGAATACGATTATGGTATTAATTGGGAAATGGCTAAACAATGTGCCTTAATATCAGTTGATGAGATAATTAAGGAAAATGATATATTTGATAGAACAGATGGATATGTTCAACAGAGAATAGATTATTGGTTAGAAGTTAAACAAGAAATCATTAATCTATAATTTAAACACGTAAAATCAATTCATATGAGCGCGTATCAATTCGTAGAGCAAAACAAGCAATATATTCTGAATGTCGATGGTTGTCTCACTGGAGATGCAAACATAACATTAATGGGTAAAAATGGTAAAATGGTATTTTATTATTTCAAAGATGGTAAGTTAATAGATAGTAAAATGGGACGCTAAGCAGTTAGAGCGCTTTCGTATATTTAATCATAATAAAAAGATATAAATTTAAAATTAAAAGTTATGAAAAGCGAAATGATTAAATTTGTGAGTGATAATTTTGAAGTGATTAAAAATAATTTTCTAAAAGATGAAATGAATATTTTAGAAGAAATGTTTGAAGATGAAGAAATTGATGAAAATGAATTTAATAATTTAAGTGAATTTTTGATTAATCAAATGAACGTTTCAACTGCTGAAGAATTGATTGATGTGATAAATGAAAGATCATTAGGTGTTGATTTTGATAGTGATGAAGTTAATGATTTATTTGATATGATTAAGGAAGTAGCTAATTAAAGCTACTTTCGTATATTCAAGTATAAATAAAGATAAATAATATAAATTTAAAAAATTAAGGTTATGAAAAATTATTTAGTAGTATGTAGATATGATATTCATGATAATTATTTAGTAAATGATTTAGAAGGATTAATCAATGAAATGTATGAGTGTGAATTATTTGATAATGAATTTGAAGTAGTTAAAGGGTGATAAGCAAATATAAGTTCAGTTCGTATATTCAAGTATAAATTTAAAATTAAAAGTTATGTTAGGTTCAATTGTTTATATATTGTTGATTGCTGTTATTATTTATGTTACAAAAATATTATGTGAGATAGCAGATAAAAAGAGATTAAGTGATGAATTTAAAGGACAAAAATAATTAAAATTCAGTTCGTATATTTAAGTATAAATAAAAATATAAATTTAAAATTAAAAGTTATGAAATGGTTTAAAGTATTAGAAGTAAATAATGTTATTTCAGAAGTAATGAGATTCGAAAATTGTAAATTTCGAGCTCATACTGATAGTTGTAGAGTTCAAGATATAGAAACTGGGGAGATAATTAATGTAGATAATAATAGTACTAATAATTTAGAAGTGGAAATAATAAATAAAGTAAGTGACTTTGATTTAATAGAGGGAGATGAGTTTGGAATTAGGACATAAAACAATAAGATCCAGTTCGTATATTCCAGTATAAATTTAAAAATAAAGGTTATGAAAAAGCAAGACATGATTAAACAAATTCAATTAACTGAGGCAAATATGTTTCTAGAGTGTAAACAAGATGAGTATACGTTTGGATCTGACAGCCCAATATATAAAACATCTAGAGCCAAGTGGAATGGTGTTTATGAGTTAATGAATGAGCTAGGTATTGAACCTGATTATACCCTGGATGCTCATAATAGGGTTATGGATTTGATAGTTAGAAAATATAGTGATGTGGGGGCTGTAGAAATATAGCCCTCCTTCTCTCGTACCGTATATATACTGGATGTGGGGGGCGATATGGTATATATATGGTATAGGGCGTAGGGCCCCATGCGCGCAGGTGTCAATATGGCGTGGTGGTGGGGTGGGGCGTGAATTAGACGCCTTCATAACTCGCTTACAAAACCTTCCCATCGACATCATATATCCTTATATATCAAATAACGTATCATTAAATTACCATTAACCCGTGGGGAATCGTTTATCCCATTTTCAACCAACCATTTTCTTACCATTTTTCCCATCACCCAATTATATACCTATATCCTAAACATTTACCCTATCTATTTTCAATCCCAGGTTAAACATACAAATTAACCCCCCATAAACCAAATATTTTTTTCGAATGTGCCAATTATTGCAAACCCCACAAAATCCAAAATTCTTCTTTCCGTAACCTTTTTCACCATCGACAAACATATATACTAATATACTTAACATTTCCTCCATATTTTCCCATGTACCGGGTACATGTTTTTCTATATTTTCCCTTGTTCCCGTCACCCATGTTTCATACGTTCCATCCCTCATTCATCCCACGTTTCATTCAACCCTTTTATCCTATTTTTAAACCCCAGGTTTCAATATACACCGGCAAATTATGATTGCCAAGTTTTTTTAACAATATTTATAAACATGATGAAAATAATTAAAATCCCCTTTTACCTTGCAATAGGATTTATGGTTTTAACCTTATCCCCAATTTTATTAATAAAATCAATCTTCCAGTAATGGCTACATATACTTCAGAACAACTTTATGGCAGCGGAAGTTACGCGCCGAACTTAACGAAAAACACTCTATACACGTTCAGTGTCGATAACCCGGGTGACTGCGCTTATCTCGCGCTTGAAACTACCTTATCTGCGCAACAATATGCGTATACAAGCGCGTCACCTAAAAATATATCGGGCTCATTCGCAAACTATACCAATATGGTGAATGACGTGTCATTTTCGGACTATGTGGCATCTTTTGTAATCCCATCAGGCTCCTGCTCATTTACATTCACTCCAGCTACCAATGTAGTTGGAACCACATTGAAGGTAAGAGGAACTGGAAATATATCACTTGATATCAGCTAGTAAAAAGCATTTGGGTTACGCACAATGTTTTCGTATATTATTGACATATTAATAAATTAAATATGGACACTAAATATAAAAAAGGTAAAACAATTACAACCGCTGATGGAACCGTTATGGTTACATTTGATGGTAAATTACACAATTGGGATGGTCCAGCTGTTATCCCACAAGGAAATGAAAAACTAGCTGAATATTATATTAACGGAAAGGTTATGAAATATATTACACTCGAGCAATCATTCAAGTTCATTCCCACTAGCGAGGATGGCTATACTCATTTTGAACCACACTACTTTACCACAATTGAGGATAATGGGTGGGACAAAGTGATTTATTTTACCAACAAACCAAAAAAAGAATTTGGTGGAATAAACGGTGAGCAATTTGTGTACATCATGTCAAATAAATACATGCCTGACATAATTAAAATAGGATATACATCCTTAAATCCGTATGATAGAGCTCAAATTTTATCTAAAAACACCGGTGTGCCTGACGAATTTGTAGTTGATTTTGCATATCGGTGTGTAGATGGGAAAAAATTGGAAAGTATGGTACACGAATATTTTAAATCATTTCGCATTAGAAAACAACGTGAGTTTTTTAAAATAGGAGCAGATGAGGCCATTGATGTAATAGTTAATATAGGTAATAGTTTGTAATATGTATGATTATGCGTAAAATAATTAATTTAGCGCGCGGATCAATTACTAAAATATAATATATACATAGAATTATGAATTTGGAGAGGGTATTTGATTTATTCGGTTTCTTCGATAACGATAAAGAAACCAATAAACGTTTAGAGCAAGAAGTAGACGACTACAAGTCTACACCCCATTTCAAGATTAAAATGTTCATCAAATTAATTAGTAATGGGATCATTTTTAAACGTCAAGTAATTGATTTTTTTTCGCAAGCTGACCCTAGCTTAGACAAAATTGACATAAATGAAGCTGGGGATTTTGTAATGTATACTAGAGCATGGTTTTGGATAAGCCAATGTGATTTAACAGATGAAAAATGGCAAGAATGTTTACACTTCATACCCCACACTAAACTAAATGAATGTATCGAACCATGTATGGAACATTACTTAGCCCTTGAAGAATACGAAAAATGTGCCCTGCTTAAACAAATCCAGGATTTCATTAAAAATCCTTGATACACCAATTTTGGTTTCGTATATTAGTTTATAAATATAAATAATAAGTTATGAATTTATCACCTGAAGAAATACTGGGTAATTGGGAGAAAATGGTAGGATATATTGATACCTACATCGAATCACCACGTAAAGAAAAATTATTGGCATTCTATGAAAAGTTTGCTGACCGTATAATGATGATGCCTGCTTCACATAAGGTTGAATATCACAATGCATTCCCTGGTGGGTACGTTGAACATGTTAATCGAGTTATTGAATGTGCTTTAGATCAGCATGGTATCTGGGAAAAACATGGCGCTGATACCTCTACATATACTATTGAGGAATTGGTTTTTTCCGCATTAAACCATGATTTGGGTAAAATCGGAGACGAAAACCACGAATCATATATTCCCCAAACCGATCAATGGAGGAAAGACAAATTGGGTGAAGATTATATGTTTAACGAATCGTTACCTTTTGCATCTGTACCTGATAGAGGGTTATTTTTACTTCAATCCCACGGTATTCAATATTCATTTAATGAAATGATAACAATACAAACCCACGATGGTTTATACGATGAAGGGAACAAAAAATACCTTATGTCATTTTTACCGGGTCAAAAACCAAGAACATCTTTACCTTTCATTGTACATCAAGCCGATTTAATGGCCGCTAGAATTGAATTTGAAAGAGAATGGTTACCTAAATTAGGAAAAGAAAAGAAAAACGTGACTGTAACTAAAAAAAGCAGTACATTCCATCCTACCAATTCCAAAAAAGACACGGTTCGCAATAAAGCATTGGGTTCCATAAAAAGTGATAATTTAAAAAATTTACTAGACAACCTATGATACTAGCAGTAATAATATTATCAACTTTAGTGTTGATTTTTGGTTATACAACATATAACCTATTCAAAAAACAGGAAAAATCTGAAACAATACTAATCAGTTATCTCGATTATTTAGATAAATTATCTAGGGTAATTGAGGTATCTGACAAAAAAATCCAAGAATTGGATCAAATGGGTGCATTTGCCAACGATGATGAGACTGGGGTTATATTTGATGGTATTAAACAAATTCAAGAGATATTAAATGAATTTAATGTAAAGCAACAATAAAACATACCTCATGCCTAAAGTAGCCAAAAATAAGAATTATTTCACCCAAGAAACAGAGGACGCTATTGTATTATATAATAATACATCATCCCCTGAACTAAAAAATGTCATATATGAACGT